TGGCCGGGCTTCGCAAAAGCGCAATCAATGCCCGTAAGAACTCGGGTATTGAGGATGATTGGCGAGGAGACGAGGAGTTTTACCAAGGCTACGACGATGCCAACAGGCACGAATTTGAGCACCACCAGAGTAAGCCGACAGAGGGCGGTAGATCGACCGAAGCTGACAAGACGTACAAGGGCTCGACTGTCTTCCCGAACATCACGCAGCCTTATGTAGACGCCGCAGCCGCCCGTGTGGGTGACATGCTGATGCCCACGGATGACCGCAATTTCGTCATTGAACACACGCCAATCCCGGAGTTGGTGGAGCAGGACGACCAAAAGCCCAAGGCGCCGCAGCCTGAAGGCCAGTTGCCAGACGGCACCATGCCGCACGTCAAGACGCCGATGGCGCAGGCGATTCAGGAATTCGCCCTGAAGTTGCGGGCGATGGAGACGCAGGCCGCGAACTCGGCCAAGGCGGCACAACAGCAGATTGACGACTGGCTGACCGAATGCCAGTACCACGCCGAACTGCGCAAAGCCATTGACGACGCCGCCCGGCTGGGCTCTGGCGTGATGAAGGGCCCTGTGCCCGTGACCCGCAAGTCACGGGCATGGATAAAGAACGAGGCTGGGGAGTTTGAGCTGGTGGAGAAAGTGGAGACGGTGCCCGCATCGTTCCGCGTTGACCCCTGGAACCTGTACCCAGCCGGCGACTGTGGCGAGTCGATCCACAACGGCAGCTACATCTTCGAATGCGACAAGGCCTCCGCCAAGGTGCTGGGCGCCTTGAAGGGGGGCCAGGGCCCAGCCAAGTATCTTGACGACCAGATAGACGCGGTTCTGAAAGAGGGCCCGGAAAAGCGCAACGAGACCAGCTACCGCCCCGGTGAGTCCAAGAGCGAAGACCTGTTCACCATCTGGTACTTCCACGGCGAGCTCAAGGGCAAAGACTTGCTGGCCGCTGGCTGTGAGTGCGAAGACGAGGAGGAAACCTATCACGTCAAGATCACGATGGTGAACGACCGCGTGATCAAGGCGGTGATGAACCCACTGCCAGGCGGTGATTTTCCGTATGACGTGCTGCCATGGAAGCGCCGACCGGGGATGCCATGGGGGACTGGCATTGCCCGCCAGGGCCGCACGGCGCAGCGCATGGTGGTGGCCGCAACCCGCAACCTGATGGACAACGCCGGGGCATCCGCAAAGCCCCACAAGGTGGTTTCCGATGACGTGGTGCAGGACGGCGACCCCTGGACGTGGCGCATGGCACCAGACGCAGGGACCGACGCCAGCCGGGCCATGACGTTCTTTGTGCAGCCCTCTATGCAAGCCGAGATGATGGCGATCATCCAGCTGGGGGAGAAGAACATGGAGTCCAACACTGGGTTACCCATGATCTTGATGGGCATGCAGGGCGACATTCAGGAAACCGCTGCAGGCCGCACCATCCAGAACAACAACGGCACATCGGTACTGCGCCGCATTGCCCGGCTGTTTGACTCCTGCATTACCGAGCCGCACATCCGCAGGTACTACGCCTGGTTGATGGAGTACGGGGAAGACAACGCCATGAAGGGCGACTTCCAGATCACGGCGCGCGGCAGCGCCGCCCTGGTGGAGCGGGACATTCAGAACCAGCAGTTGCCCACGATCATGCAGATGTCGAAAGACCCGGCATTCGAGATGAGCCCGAAGCGGGCGCGTGACGAGTACCTGAAGTCGCAACGCTTTGACCCGACTGCCTTTGACCTGACCGAGGAAGAAAAGAAGGCCCGCGCCGAACAGCAGCCGCCACCACCGCCCCAGATTGCCGCCGCGCAGATCCGCGCGCAGAGCGCCGAGAAGGTGGCCCAGGTGAGGGAGCAAGGCCAGACCCAGCGAACGCAGATGGCGCTGGAGGCCGAAGCCAAGGACAGCGAAGCCGAACGGTCGCTCAAGCGGATGATGATCGAGGTGGATGCCCAACTGGGCGTTGCCAACCTGTCCGCCGAGGAGCGCATGGCCCTGAACGACGCCAAGGTGTCGCTGTCAGGCATCGCCATGAAGCTCAAGACCCAGGCGCAACTGTCTGGCGCCAAAGGGGGCGAAGCGATCACCCCCGCCTTTGAACCACCCGGTCGCGCCGCAGATGGCCAGTCGTTCACGCAATGAAGCTGAACACCGCCCAGACCCAGACCGAGCTGTGGCAAATGCTGGAGGCCCACATGGGCGCGCGCCTGGCAGACCAAAGGACACGGGCCGAGAAGCTGGGCATCACGCACGAAGAACGCATGGCGCATGTCATCCGCATTGACGAGATCAAGAAATTTCTGGCACTGGGTACACCAGAGCCGAAACCGGAGCGGACGCGGGTTTAACCACCCCCCTCTGCATTGTTGGCCCGCCACTTGAGCGGGCTTTTTGTTTTGGAGCACCTGAATGAGCGATGTTGAAACCCCGGAATTGAACGTTGACGAGAGCCAGGCCGAGGCCGAGGCAATTGCCGCCGCGCAAGCCGGATACGCACGCAGCACACGCGGCTATGAGCCCCCTGTGCCTGCCGAGACTTCAACAGAAAAGACCCCCGCTGAATTGGCCGACGACGCTTCCGGCGAATCCAACGGGGGTGTGACGCCCGAACAGGGCGAGGGGGAAGACGAGCCAATTGTGAAGGTCGAGGACGAACTGAAGGCCCTCAAAGCCAAGGTTGCCGAGCTCTCCACTGGCACCGATCCCCAGTCCGTGCGCAAGCTGCACGGCGAAATCGGGAACATCAATCGCACCCTGAAGCAACTTCAATCCGCCAAGAGCACGCCCGCCAACGACGACAAGTTGGCCGCCGCACTCAAGAAGGTTGAGGAGATGGCGAATGACTACCCCGAGTTTGCCGCGCCTGTGCTGGACGCCCTGAAGGTGCTTGGCAGCAAGCAGGAGCTGCCAGACCTGGATGAACGCATCTCGAAACGTCTTGAAGAAGACCGCCGAGCCGCTGCCATCGAGGCCATTGATGAAGCCCATCCTGACCGGCACGAGATCAAAGACACGCCCGAATTCAAAGCGTGGTTTGCCTCCAAAGCGCCCGATTACCAAGAGCGGATCAACACCACTTGGAACCCCGCCGTTTTGTCCCAGTGCTTCACGGACTTCAAGAAGGCGAACGAAGACGCTCGCGCCGCTCGCCAAAAGAAACAAGACCGGCTTGCTGCCGCTGTAACGCCAAAAGGCTCGCAGGCGAAAGCACAGCCAACAACCCTACCCGACGACGCCGGTTTCGCCCGTGGCTATGCCAAGGGACGCGGGCAACGTCTTTAACGAAATAAGGAGCCATCATGGCTGGAAACACTTACAACTCGCCCGCTGGGCGGAGAAATGAAGTCAAGGGCGAGATGCTCGCCATTGCCGAACCTCAGGAGGTGCTGATGCTTGGGTTCACCCCCAAGCGGATGCCAAAAAACGAGGGCGACAACGTAACCTACCGCGCCCGCATCCCGGCCGGTGGTGCAACGACCAACGCCAACACGATCAACCGCTGGTCCGTCGCTGCGGCTGAATATGTTGTGCAAGAAGGCGTGACGCCAGCGGCCAAGGCTCTGCAGTTCCGTGACGTGAACGTCCAGGTGCAGCAGTACGCCGTCATCTATTCGTACACCGATAAGACTGCCGATCTGCACGAGGACGACATCCCCGGAGAGCAGAAGGAGCAGGTCGCCATGGAAATGGGCTTGGTGCGCGAGATGATCCGCTACGGCGAGGCGAAGGCTTCGACCAACGTGCAGTACAGCGGTGGCACGACCCGCGCCACGGTGGACGAGGGAATCTCCTACAACGGTCTGTCGTTGATGGCTCGCACCCTGCAAGCCAACGGCGCGATGAAGAAGACCCGCATTCTCAAGCCCGGACCCGAATACGACACCGCCGCCATTGACGCGGCCTACGTAGTGTTTGTGCACACCGATGCTGCCCACGACATCCGCCGCCTGGAAGATTTCGTGCCCGTGCGCAAATACGCCACCGGGGGCCCGATCAGCCCGCACGAACTCGGCTCCGTGGGTGACTTCCGTTTCATCGTGTCCAAGGAACTCGGCCCCTACCTGGGGGCCGGCGCTGCCGTGGGCTCGACGGGACTGGAAGCTGCCAATGCAACCAACATTGACGTGTACCCCTTCTTGGTGTGCGCTGAGAAGGCGTTGTATGACGTGGCGCTGAACGTCAACTTTGACGTGGACCACCAACCCGCCAGCCTCAAGTCGAAAGCCGATTTGCTGGGCCAGCGCGGCTACGTGTCGGCTGTTTTCTGGTCTGCTGCAAAAGTCGTGAACAACGGCTGGTGCGGCGTGATCGAGGCAGGCGTTACCGATCTGTGATGACAGGGGCGGACGAAACCGCCCTTTCTCACGCAACCATCAAGACAAGGAATCATCATGGAAAAGACTGAATTTCGCGGGCAGAACTTCTGCACCACTTCCGGCCTGTTGACGGCCACTGGCGCCGAGACGGTGTATGACACCACCGTTACGATCAACTATGTGTTGAACGGCAAGATCGCCACCAAAACGGCCATTACTGACGGCGTGACGCCCACGACTGACTACGTGAGCGGCAGCGCCATCACCTTGACGGCCAGCCAGGGCCGTTGTGTGGTCTGGGGCCTGATCTCTGGTGGCACGGTGAAAGTGATTGCTGGTGATGTGGTGGACTGGGACGGTACAGCCTTCAAGGTGCCGCCCCCGTTCCCCGACGTCCCCGATGACTTTGTACCGTTCGCCTACCAGATTCTCAAGGCATCGAGCTCGGCCAGCGCTATCACCTTTGGCTCCAGCAACTGGAACGCGACTGGCTTTACCAATGCCATCGTGAACGTGGCTGTGCTGCCCAGCCGTCCGCAGACCTCTTGATAGGTCAGGCCCTCCTTAACCGGGGGGCCACATCAACCCCACAACACTTCTAAAGGAAGCAATCATGCTTGATCGAATCTTCTCCCTCGTGCGCGTCACGCGCAAGCTCCTGCTGGGCAAGAACGCCACTCTGGTGGTTACCAGTTCCAGCGGCGTCGAAACCACTGTTGGCCTCCCTGTCACCGAAGTGGTGAGCGCCACCCGCACGCTGACGGCCGCCGAAAACGGCAAGATCGTGATTCTCAGTTCCGCAACTGAATTCGTGACCACACTGCCAACCGCCGCCCTGGGTCTTCGGTTCACCTTCATCGTGGGTGCAGCACCTTCGGGCGCCAGCTACACGGTCGTTTCCGATTCGTCGGCCAACATCATCAAGGGCCTGCAAAACAGCGTGGCTGGCGATGCTGGCGACAGCGGTACAGCAGACGACACCATCACCTTTGTGGACGGCCAAGCCGTTGCCGGTGACAAGGTGGAGGTCTACAGCGACGGCACCAGTTGGTTTGCCTACGCGATCAGCAAGGTCGCTGCAGGCGTGACGTTCACCCAAGCCTCTTAACACCAGGCTTCTCAGCGCATAGGGCTCCTTCGGGAGCCCTTTTTCATTTCCCAACCACAAGGAGCTTTCATGCCACGAGGTATCCCCAATCAGGCCAAGAACAATCCTGTTCTCAGCACCCAAACCATTGAATCGGCCGAACAGCCGCTGGGCCACACCATCCGCGTCGGTGGCGGCGTCGGCGAGCCCAAGATGATCCAGGTGGCAGACCGCATGCCCGACCCAGAGAAGGCCGCCATGTTGGCCTTCATGAACGAGATGGTGACGATTCGCCCGGCGACCAGCACGGACAAGAACGCCGAGCAAGTATTCGAGCTGACCATCAACAACCGCACGGAGTTGTTCCGGCGCGGTGAACAAAAGACCGTGCGCCGCTGCTACGTGGATCTGCTGGCGCGGCTGAAGGTGACGGCCTACACGCAGCGCGAAGTGACCGACTCGGCCGGTGTCCGGCAGATTCTGAACGACCCCCACACCGCTCTGAAGTACGACTTCGCCATGGTGGAGGACAAGAACCCCATGGGTGAGTCGTGGCTGAAGACAACCCTGGCCATGGCTGGCTGACATGAACCCGGAAACCGCCACCCTGGACGAGCTGCAGGCCGAATTTGTGCGGCTGGGCAACAAGCTGTCCACGATTGACGGCAAGCGCCGGCAGATTCTGCGCCTGATCGAGTTCAAGAAGGCATCTGCCGTGGCGCAGTCCAAGGTGGCCAAGCTGAACCCCGAAGAACGCGCTGTGCTGCGCGCCGCGCTGGGAGAGTCTGAATGAACTTCCTCCAACTCTGTCAGCGCACGGCCTCTGAGTGCAGCAGCAGCCTGACCGGGCCGTCTTCTGTGGCCAACCAGACCGGGCGGCTGGGCCAAATTGTCAAGTGGGTGAACGCCGCATGGATGGACGTGCAGACACGCCGGGATAACTGGCGCTTCATGGCGGGTTCGTTCACCGTGAACACCACGGCCAGCGATGGCAAGTACGCCTACACCGACTGCACGGACGTGGCCACAGCTGCGGCGATCTCCGCGTTCAGGGCCTGGCGCCTCGACACGCTGAAGATTTACCTGACTTCGGCCGGTGCCGGGTCTGAAACCAACCTGTGCCCGCTGGCCTATGACGACTGGTACTACCGCTTCAACACGGGCACGCAGACCAACAGCTACCCGCGCTACTTCACTGTAGATCACGACATGGCGCTGTTGCTGGCCCCCAAGCCAGACGGCGCCTACACGGTGAGCGGCGAGTACCAGAAGGCCGCAACCGAGATGGCAGCCGATGCCGACATTCCCGGCATGCCAGAGGAATACCACATGGCCATTGTGTACCGCGCCATGATGAAGTACGGGCGCTACACGGGCGCTTCTGAGGTCTACAGCGACGGTGAAATGGAGTACCGCCGCATGATGCTGCAGATGCAGGGCAGCCAGTTGCCGCCGAACAAGGTCGGGGGGCCGCTGGCATGACACTCCAGCTTCCTCCGGTGCAGTCGAGATATTGGGCTTTCCGTGGTGGACTGGACCAGGTATCCCCGCCATTGAGCCAAGCCCCTGGTTTGTGCCGATCATCTACCAACGTCGAGGTGGGCATAGATGGTGGCCTCACGACTCTGAAAGGCTATGAGGCATTCGATGGTCAGGCCAAGCCATCGGACGCGGTGTATTACATCCTTCCCGCAACGATGACAGGTTCGTACTCCAACGGCGACACGCTGACGGGTGCAACGTCAGGCGCCACTGGCGTGATCATCGCGGCTGTGGCTGACGAGTATTTCGTCATCACCAAACTGGTGGGGGTTTTCGAGGTTGAGACGCTGAACATTGGCGGCAGCCCGGTGGCTGTATCGACCGGAAGCGCCACAGTCACCTTGGCATCCACGCCAGCCCTGGACGCGCAGTACCTGAATTTGGCCGCAGACGAATACCGCGCCGACATCACCGAAGTGCCGGGAAGCGGTTCGATTCTCGGAGTCTGGAAATACTCAGGCAACGTCTACGCCTTCCGCAACAACGCAGGCGGCACAGCGGCTGTCATGCACGTCGAATCCCCTTCGGGCTGGACCCCTGTAGCCCTCGGGCGGGAAATCAGTTTCACATCAGGCGGCACCACGGAGATTGCGGCTGGTGACACCATCACGGGCGCCACATCGGCAGCCACTGCTGTGGTCACGAAGGTGATCCTGTTGACCGGGACATGGGCTGGAGGCGATGCGGCAGGGCGCATCTTCTTTGCCAGCCAAACCGGGACATTCCAAGCCGAGAACCTGGACATTGGCGCCAGCACCAACGTGGCCACGATTGCCGGTGACAGCACGGCCATTACCTTGGCACCTGGTGGACGCTACGAATTCGAGAACGTCAACTTTGGCGGGTTGGCGGGAACCACAAAGATGTACGGGGTCAGCGGCGTACATCAGGGCTTTGAGTGGGACGGAACGACATTTGTTTTGATCGCAACGGGGATGGTTGTCGATACGCCGACACACCTCAGGGTATTCAAGAAACATTTGTTCTTCAGCTTCGACGGGTCGGTTCAACATTCGGGAATCGGGACGCCTTACATCTGGTCCGTCATTACTGGGGCATCAGAGATTGCGGTGGGCGATACCTGCACCGGGTTCCTGCTGCAACCTGGCGGGACAACGGCTGGCGCATTGGTGATCTACACACGCAACGCCACGAGCGTGCTGTATGGCAACAGTTCATCGGACTGGAATCTGATGCCATTCAACCCGGACGCCGGGGCGATTGAGTGGACGCAGCAGTACATCAACCAGGGCATTGCACTGGATGACCGTGGCGTCACGCTGATGGGGACGTCACAGGCATTCGGCAACTTTGCCAGTGCAGACGTGTCGCCCAAGGTCAAGCCATTCATCAACACACACAGGGCCAACGCTGTGGCGTCGTGTGTGGTGCGCGAGAAGAACCAGTACCGGCTGTTTTTTACCAACGGGACCGCGCTGTATGTGACCTTCATTGGCAACAAAGTTGCAGGCCTGATGCCCATTGCACTGGGCCACTCGCTCACTTGCGTGTGTTCGCTGGAGGCTGACTCAGGATCTGAAGAAATCTTCTTTGGTGCGTCAGACGGCTTTGTCTACCAGATGGAACGCGGCACGTCGCACAACGGGCTGGAAATTTCATGGAGCGCAGAACTGGCATTCAACCACTTTGGCGGCCCACGGCAATTGAAGACTTTCCGCAAGGCAGTTGTCGAAGTATCGGGGTCTGGATTTTCCCAGTTCAACCTCGCATCGACCATCGGCTATGGCAAGGGTGAGTACCCCCAGGCCACAGGCGAAACCATTGAATCGACCCTTAGTTCTGCCCAGTGGGACAGCTTTGTCTGGGACCAGTTCTATTGGGATGGCCAAACCCTGATTCCTGCAGAAGCGGACCTTGATGGAACCGCAGAAAACATCTCCCTCATTTTTTCAGGAAGCTCTGACGAATACGCCCCGCTGACCTTGAACGGGGCAATCGTGGACTTCACATCAAGAAGGCAACTGCGATGAGCGATTGGTACAACCACACAACATACCCCGCTGTCGGTACGCAGGGTTCATCCGCAGCGATGCGAACGGAACTTGACGCCATCGAAACGGCATTCGACAAGCTGCCCACGATCACCGGCAACGGATCGAAAATACTGGCCGTCAACAGTGGAGGCACGGCGGTAGAGGCCATCACGACAACGGGCACGGGCAGCGGGGTGCGCGCCACAAGCCCAACGCTGGTAACCCCGGCGCTTGGCGTTGCCACAGCCACGAGCGTGAATAAGGTTGTGTTCACGGCGCCTGCCACCTCGGCAACGCTGACCCTTGCTGATGGCAGTACATTCGCAACGGTCGGGGCTTATGTCAGCACGTTCACATTCACGGGCACCACTGGCGTGACCTTCCCAACGACCGGGACGCTGGCCACTTTGGCAGGCGTTGAGACGCTGACCAACAAGACGCTGACTGCTCCAGTCATGACGGCGCCAGTTCTTGGCACGCCGGCAAGTGGAACATTGACCAATTGCACGGGGCTGCCCAATGCGGGATTGGTCAACAGCAGCATGACGTTTGGCGCGACAGCGGTTTCCCTGGGCGGGACGCTGGCGGCCATCAACGGCATGCCTGTTGGCAACAGCAGCGCCAGCACTGGCGTATTCACAACCACCACGCAGCGGGCCAGCATGAACGTGGCCACGCTGTCCGTCGATACCACCATCCCGGCGTCCTACAACGCCTCCATGGTTGGACCCGTCACCGTTGGATCTGGCGTCACCCTGACCGTCGAATCCGGCGCAACCCTTGTCTTTCTCTGAGGTACAACCATGAGCACCGTCAAAGCCAACAACATTGAGCCCGCATCTGGCGGAACCGTCACGATTACCGGGGCCGCGCTGACCACTCCGGCTATTGGCACGCCAGCCAGCGGCACGCTGACCAATTGCACGGGGCTACCGGCCAATACCGGTTTGAGTGGCACCACGCTTGCAAGCTCCGTGGTCAATGCCAGCCTAAACGCAATTACGCCGACTGGCGGGACGCTGACCAACTCTGGCGCGTTGACTTCGACCGGCTTGACAACGCTTGGAAGTTCATCGTTGACAGAAATCGCCAAGTTCAATGGCACAGGGACGAACGGCGCCTATGTGACGATCTACGACGCGGCCAATGCCGCTACTCGTGGGTTTATCGGCTATGGGGGTACGCTTTCTGGCGGCGCTCTGTCGGAAATGGTGGTCCGCGCACAGGGCGAACTTGTGTTCATGGCTCAGGGCTCTCCGGCGTGGAAATTTGATTCTTCTCGGAATCTGCTGCCGCTGGTCGATAACGGTTATTCATTGGGGGATGGAAGTTTTCGGCCTTCTGTGTTGTACGCGGCGACGGGCAGCATCAACACATCAGACGAGCGGTTGAAAACTCCGCTGCGCCCTTTGACAAGCGCAGAGCTGGCGGCTGGACTGGAAATTGCCAAGCTAGGCCCTGGCGTGTTCCAGTTTCTGGATGCTGTGGAAGAAAAAGGCGCCGATCGTGCTCGCTTGCACGTAGGCTACACGGTGCAATCCGTAATTGCCATCATGCAAAAACACGGGCTCGACCCGGCGCGGTATGCGTTCATTTGCTACGACCGCTGGGACGCCGATGTGGTGCATCACCCCGCTGTGCAGGCCAGAGCAGCGGTGCCAGCGCAGCCTGCGGTGTACGAAGAACGCATGGTCGATGTGGTTATCCGCGTCAATGGCGAGGACCGCGCCGCCCAGCGCCCGGTGCTGGTCGAGGTACAACCCGCCGTGGCCGCCCAGCCAGCAGTGGAGGCCCGCGAGGCGTACACCGAGACGGTGCGGGAGGCCGGCGACCGCTACAGCTTCAGGCCCGACCAACTGGACCGCTTTATCAATGCCGCAGTGATTCAAGCGGCGATTGAGCGGCTTGGCCTGTGATGGACTGCCTGCCCCACATCCTGGCGATTGCCCTGCACAGTCAGGGCGGCTTCAATACCGCAGTGCCTGGCCTCGGCCTGTTCTGCCGTGCGGATGCCTACATCGCCGGGGCTGGGGCCTATGCCAACAGCGAGAAAGCGGTGGAGCGCAAGGTGTCGCAATACGCCTTTGGCGGCTGGCAGCCTTGGGACGTGGGCCCGGTGCGCCTGGGCGGCATGGTGGGGCTGGTCAACGGGTACTCGTACAACTCCGGCAATACCATCCCCATGGCCGCGCTGGTGGCCAGCGTGTCGGCGCTCGATCTGCCGGACTGGGCCGTGCTCAAGCCGGTCAAGCGCGTGGTGGACGAGATCCACCTCACCGTCATCCCACCGGTGCGCGGCGTCACGCCGGCGGTGGGGCAGTTCTCTTTCACCCTCCGTTTCTGAGGCAAAACACATGGCTATCCCAACCCAAATGCAAGCGGACTGGAACCAGTATTGGAGTTCGTCAAAGCCAGGAGAGTCCCAAAGCTGGCTTGGAGGAACGCTCAAACGCAACAGCGACGGGACAGCAACTTTTACAGACCCGGAAGGTGGTGGGTTCAGCTTCTATAAAAACGATAGTTTTGAAACGCTGGCACGAACTAACAGATATATTGCCAACGGATGGAACAGCCAATATGGCTGGCAGCCCACCAACATACCCCCCGGATACGTGACATCAGCGCCAGGTACTCCACCACCCCCCCCAAGCCCATCTCCAGCACCGGGGGCAGGTGGCGCACCAGCACCAACGCCTATAACCAACGTAGGCGGCGTTATCAGCCACACACCGGTATCTGGCGGTACGCCAAGCCCTGCACCATATCCAACGATTGTCATGCCATCGGCGGCTACAGCGGCACCAGCCCAAAATATGGTCGCCAGTGTGGCGCCCGTGGCCGCACCAGTCAACGCACCACAGGCTGGAACAGCGACGTACTCGGCAGCAGGAGCATCGCCAGCGCAGAACGTGTCGGCTGGCACCGCAACCGCGGGGCAAATCGCAGCACCTGCGGCCACGTCAAGCGGTAATGTCTCTGCAGGCACGGGCACTGCGCAACAGACTTCCGCAACATCGGCAACAGCGGCGCCTGGTGTTTCCGCTGGCGCGGCAAGCGCTGGCCTGATCAATGCGCCTACGGCACAATCAAGCGGCAATGTGTCAGCGGGTAGTGGGGTAGCGCAACAGACCTCCGCAACGACCGCAACTGCGGCGCCCAATGTCTCAAGTACAGCAGCGCAGGGAACGCAAGCAACCTCGACGGGATACACGTCAAGGGACGCGACTGCAAGCCTACAGTCCCCGGACGCCAACACTTACACGGCAAACACGGGCACGGCTGCTAATTGGTCTGTTGACGACAACCAGACCGTCCAAGGTCGCATCAAAGGTTTGATCGACGCCAACTCCCCCCTGATGGTGCAGGCCGAGACGCGCGCCAAGCAGCAGGCAAACAGCCGCGGCCTACTCAACTCCAGCATGGCCGTGCAGGCAGGGCAGGCCGCGCTTTACGATGTCGCTGCCCCTATTGCACAGCAAGACGCCAACACATTCGCCCAGGCCGCACAGACCAATGCCGGGTTCCAGCAGCAGACCGGCCTGGCCAACATGGACGCGACCAATACGGCCAGCCAGTTCAACGCGAATGCGAAGAACCAGGTTGTCGCGCAAAACAGCCAACTTCAAACCAACGTGAATCTGGCCAACGCTGGGGCATCGAACGCCGCCGCGCAGTTCGGCGCAGCAGCAGCGAACACAGCAAGCCAGTTCAATGCGCA